TTTGTCTAAAACAGGTCAAGGTGATTTATTAGATAAGTTTAAAGAAGCTAGACAATTAATAGCAAAAACTTATACCATTGAAAAAGCTGCTAACACTACTACTGGAACTATTGACGCTAAAAAATTAGCAGCACAATTACAGCGTGGCAAGCCTTTATCTGGTGAATTAAAAGATATTGCACAATTTAGTCAAGCATTTCCAAAAGCAAGCCAAGCAACAGAAGCTATGGGTAGCTTGCCACAATTAAGTCCATTAGATTATCTTGCTGGAGTAGTTGGTGGCGTAAGCACAGGTGGCGCAGGTGCTGGGGCTATTTTAGCTAGACCAGCTTTAAGGGCTGCTGCATTATCTTCACCCGTACAAAATCGTTTAATTCCAAGTACGGCTGCACCATTTTTAACGCCATTACAAAGAAATTTGGCTACATTATTAACATTGCAAGGCGTACAAGGAGTAACAAATGAGTAGAAACGGTAGCGGTACATATTCCTTACCAGTAGGTAATCCTGTAGTAACAGGCACAACTATTAGTTCTACATGGGCTAATAATACCCTTACAGACATTGCTAACGCATTGACAGGTTCATTAGCTGCTGACGGTCAAACAACCGCTTCTGGCAACCTTAACATGGGTACAAACAAGATTATTAACCTTGCTGACCCTACTAATGCCCAAGACGGTGCTACTAAATACTATGTAGACCAACTAATTGCTGCTTTAGGCACTATGGCTTACCAAAATGCTAACAATGTGGCTATTACTGGTGGTGCTGTAACTAATGTGGCATTAGACCTACACGCCCAAACTGGTCAAATGTATTTGCCTGTTGGCCCTACTGCTTTGCGTACTGCAAGTCCTATTGCTGGTTTAATGCGTTGGAATACAGACGGTGGTGGTTTTTATGAAGGTTATAACGGTAGTGCATGGCAAAAGTTTACTACTGTAAATGAAGGTTCTTACACTATTACTTATGTCATTGTTGCTGGCGGTGGTGGCGGTGGTACAAATGCTGGTGGTGGTGGAGGCGGTGGAGGTGTAGTTTCAAATACATTAACTGCTATTCCAGGCACAGTATTTAGTATGACTATTGGTGCTGGTGGCGCTGGCGGTTCAAACGGAAGCAATAGCTTTATTACAGGTATTGCAACTGCTACTGGCGGTGGCGCAGGCGGTACTGCTGGCCCTGCTAGTGGTTCTGCTGGTGGTTCAGGAGGTGGTGGTAGTAGTTTCGGCAATACAAGCGGTGGAACAGGTGTACCAGGACAAGGTAATAACGGAGGTGGTTCTGCTTCTAATGGTGCAGGTGGCGGTGGTGGTGGCGGTGCGTCAGGCGCAAGTGGTAGTTTTCCAACTGGAGGCGCTGGTGGTGCTGGTTCAACATTAACTATTACTGGCACAACTACCTATACAGCAGGTGGTGGTGGCGGGGCTGTTGAATATTACCAATCTGGTTCAGGTGGCGCAGGTGGTATTGGTGGCGGTGGTGGCGGTGGCGCAACTGGCGTAAATGGTACAAACGGCACAATCAATACAGGTGGTGGCGGAGGTGGTGGAGGTGCAGGGCCAGCTGTTGCTGGTGGTTCTGGTGGTTCTGGTCAAGTTTATATGTCTATGCCAACTGCAAACTACACAGGCACAATTACTGGCTTACCAACTGTGACTACAAGTGGTGCTAATACTATTTTACGATTTACTACTTCTGGCACATATAGCGCATAAGGAATAAATATGTTTATTGTTACTTGGTTATTTGACAAAATGGGCTATATGCCTAAAGTTACTGTAGATACTGCATGGTCTTTTCCTACGCCTAATAAAATTGCCCCAAAAGCTACGCCTGTTGCTAAAAAAACAACAGTTAAGAAAACTACTGCACGCAAAAAGAAAGCATAACTATGGAATGGCAATATGTAATTAACTTCCTAGGCGCTGGACTTCTAACTGCTGTTGGCTGGTGGTGCAGACAAATTTGGGATTCAGTACAAACCCTTAAAAAGGATGTACAAAAAATTGAAGTGGTATTACCCACTAAATATGTTCTTAAAGAAGATATTGAAACTAAGTTTGACAAATTAGAAAATACATTACAACGCATTTTAGACAAGTTAGATACTAAAGCTGACAAATGAGGCGCAAAACTAAGGGTGCTATGCACTCTAAGACTATGTGGTTTTCTTTTGCGTTAGTTGTACTGGGGGTAGTCTATGATAATTTTAGCTATGTTGAAAATCTTATTGACCCTCGTTTGTATGGCATATGCCTTATTTTTATTGGTATTGTTGTTGCTGTGCTTAGATTTGTAACCACAATGCCTTTGGAGGATAAATAATGTTTGGTTTAACAATCCCATTTCAGTTTTATATATACGCAGCATTGTCTTTGGCTGCTGTTGGTGGTATTGGCTACGGCAAATATCAATCTGTCAAGTACGATGCCTATGTATCAAAAGCTGAAGCTATTGCTAAAGAACAAGATATGATTAATCTTTATAAGGCTAAAGAAGCTGCCCAAGTAAACGAAAAGGTAAAAAATGATTATGAAAATAAGCTGTCTATTATTAAGCGTACTTATAGTGGGGTGCGCTTCACCAATCCCCAACAAGCAAGCGTTATTTCCAACACCGCCAGCGCAACTGATGGCACAACCTCCGACCCTCAATTTATTGAAAAGTGCGCCATAACAACATTACAACTTGTTTCATTGCAAGCATGGTTAAATGAACAAATAGGCATATTTAATGCAAGGTAATTTTAAAGAGTGTCTTGAGTTAGTATTAAAGTCAGAAGGTGGTTGGACAGGTGCTAATGGTTTAACTGGCGACCCTGGTGGTGAAACTAATTTAGGCGTTACTAAGCGTGTTTGGGAAGAATGGGTAGGTCACCCTGTGGAGTCCCTTAAAAACCTCACAAAAGACCAAGTAGCACCCTTATATGAACAAAGATACTGGAGGCCTTGCTATGGAGAAGTATTGCCTAGGGGACTCGACCTTGTTGTCTTTTCAATGGGAGTTAACGCAGGGCCAGGTAGGTCAGTTAAATTGCTTCAATCAGCTATTGGATGTGTACCTGACGGAGTTATTGGCCCAAAAACAAGAGGACTTATTTGTGACTCCAATACTGCAACTCTTATCACTAAATTCTCTGAAGCTAGACGGGAATATTACAAGTCATTAAAAACTTTCCCCATGTTTGGGAAAGGCTGGCTTGCTAGAGTAGATAAAGAAGAATCAGAAGCACTTAGTCTGGCTAAGAACTCTTGAACCCTTTGTAATCTGTCCTAAAGGCGTTTCTAGGCGTTTTACACGATTGTCGGGGTGACACACCCACTTATTACCCATACGCTTAATCATGGCCTTAGAATTGGCTTCATTTTGGGCTATTAGCAACTCATACATTTGGTAGCTAAAGCGCCCAGCTTCAATCATTTGTTTCAATAAATTCTTGTCGTTTTTTGTCATTATTTATTTCTGTGATATTTGTCATTAGGGTTATTAAGCATAGATTTAATAAGGTCATTTATATTAAAAAACCATTGAATAACTTTCATGCCATCATGCGTATAGATAGTAAAACTCATCTATCTTTAGCCCACTCATCTATTGCTTTATCAAACAAACGCTGCATTTCTGCGTTTTCTTCTTCTTGTTTGCGTAATGTGGCTATTATCCATTCCCCAGCAATCTTGTCTTTAAACCACAAGTCAGGTGACTTTTCTAATTCATCAGCTAATTCTTTTGCGTTCATTTGTATGCTACCCCCTATTACATTAATGGTGTATGAACCGTCTACTTCTTCAATAATTTGGTTATTCAAACAAGTCATTTTGTCCCGCTTTTGTTTGTAATGCTTTTAGGTAATTTTTAAGGGCTTTATCGTCTTCCTTAAATATCTTTTGAAACAGTTGGTTAGAAGGCATTCTTACTCTGTTTTCATCAAATACACCATGCAATACAAAGCTAGAAAATGCCCTACAAGCTAACTCATCTTTACCGCATTTATAAGCTAATTCGCAACCGTCACATGGGCATATTTCATCTAGTTCCATTACGCCCTTTTTGGGCATAAAGTTCATACTCAAACTTTTCCCAACAATCTAATTCATTGCACATTTCGGTAATGTCGTGGTCGCCAATGTAAGCGTATTCTCTTTCACCGTTATAGCCACGCAACTCAATAGTAGTGTTGCCAAAAACTACTGAACCAACATAGTGTCCGTCTTTCATATTAACCCCTTCCAACTTGGTCGTATGTATTCCAATCTTGAATAGCACCTCTTAAAGCAAACGCTTTAGTGTCACCAGTACCAAAACATGACCACAATGGTGAGTCTTTAATATCGTCTTTGTCGGTTGCGCCATCACCAAGCGCCAAGTAACAACACCATTGTTTGTCACCAGCTTGGTAAACATTTTCTTCTAATTTAAAACGGTAAGCTATTGAAACATTAGCCCAATCTTTAAAAGTTCGCATTTAATTCCCCTTAAATGAATACTACAAATACAGTTTAAAACAAAAAGCAATAGAAATATATAGGTGTTTTCCCTAAGTGTTGTATTTTGCCAAACATTAAAAATGTATAAAATATTACACAATTTATACACATAGTCATCAATATGTATAAGTCTTAGACATAACTTGACCAAGGGTGATAGGGAACTATCAGCCGACCCAATGTCTATGACATCTAGTCCTTCACGAAGATAATGTTCATTCGATGGAAAGTTTGTATCACCCAAGTCCTTTCCGTCTTGTGTAGTCGCCATTTAACGCTACGAGGCTTGCAATGGGGTTCACACTAGCCTATCTTTTCTCCCACGCTGGCGATTTAACCACTTAATACGCTTGGGGTGCGGACTGCAATCTTACTACAAATATTTATCTCTATGAAATTCCCCATGAAAGCCAAAGGTTTGCAAATTAGACAACTCTCTTTCAAAAGAAAAATACCTTGCTAATTCTTCTGGCGCAAACTTAATTCCATTGCTTACAAGGTAATCCCTATTTAAATGGCAAATAAGGTCATCTTCATTTTTTTCTTTATAAACAAATTTAGGGCTTGATGTTAACTCTAAAAGACGCTTACTGCGTAGGGAGAAACCCCCATTACCTACACGCAATCTTTCAGGATGCCAAGGCCATACTGCACCTATGTAATCGTAATCTAAAAATTGAGGTTGCCAAGCGCTTGCATTGATTACCCACCCATCCCATTGGACAATTAAAACAAAGTCCGTCTTGATGTATTTATGCAGTTCTTGAAGCACAAATTTGCTATAGGCTTGACGGCTATTAATGCTGGCATGGTTTATAAATAAGTCATCACCAAACTGAATATGGCGTTTGCTTATTTCCATAGCTTTTAATGCCAACTCTGGTTGTACCGAGTCTATAGCACAAATGGTTACATTACTCAGTTTCATTTTTAGTGCCAAATGCGTTGTTTTTAAGCAACTCAGGCCATATAAGCCAAAAGCTAGTAGGAAATAAGTCTTGCCTGGTTACTAAACCATGACTTTCTGTTTCAATTCTTGCGCCCAAAAACATATATTTGTCGGCTGGAATACCTCTAATACGCCAATTAGATACGGCAGCAGGGTCTACTTTGCACATTCTAGCCACCTTTGCTGTACCACCTAGTAGGTCAATAATTGCCGTGTCGGTTAGTTTTAATTTTGTGTCCATTAACGCAGTTTAACTTAAATGTTGTTTATTTGCATAGACTTTACTTTTTTTATTTACTTGTGTTAAAGTCTTTATATAGCAATTTTGCTATGCCAAAGGGAGAAATACTATGGATGAAATGGCACAGGTAATGATGGAAGTAGAAGAACGCTTGGAAATAGCGTTAGACAACATGGAATACGGCACAGAATTGTCGCAAGACGATGTGGATGTAATTCGTGCAGCGTGTGGCAAACCCAACAACAAACGCAATGTTTTGTTGCAAGAAGTGTTTAATGATTTTGGAAATGTATTTGGAGGTAAAAATGCCTCAATCTGATTCTATTAAAGAACTCGCAACCGCATTGTCTAAAGTTCAAGGGGAACTCACTTATGCTAAAAAAGATTCAGCAAATCCTTTCTTCAAATCTCGGTATGCTGATTTGGAGTCTGTTTGGGATGCTTGTCGTAGTCTTATGGCTGCAAACGGTCTTAGTGTTATCCAAATGCCTGGCAACTACTTTGAAGGGCGTATGTGGCTGGTAACACGCCTATGCCATAACTCTGGCGAATGGATTGAACAAGAAATGTCTGTGCCTGTCCAAAAGGCAGACGCACAAGGCGCAGGGTCAGCATTAACTTATATGCGTAGATATGCGCTGGCAGCATTTATTGGTGTAGTACAAGCTGATGATGATGGCAATGCTGCATCACAGCAAATTAAACCAACATTAAAACCTGTAGCAAAACCTGTGGAGATGATTTGATGGCTTTTCAACCTAAAGAAGGTAGCGGTAACCTTTTCAAAAATACCCGCAAAACAAGCGAAACCCACCCAGACTACACAGGTTCAATTATGAACAATGGCAAAGAACATTGGTTGTCTGCATGGGTTAAAGAAGGTAAGAACGGCAAATACTTTAGCGTTTCTATTGGTAAAGAAAAGTTACCAATGGGTTTTAAAGAAGCTGGCGCTGATGAATTACCTAAAAACACCATTGAAGATGATGTACCATTTTAGGAATTAAATATGAATACCCAGTTGAATTGCATTATTAAAGAACAGGCAACCATTCACACAGAGGAATACCATGTGGATGAAGAAAGACAGCTTATTTCAATGACGCTAGAAGGTCTGGAAAGCGTTTTAAATACAGCATTTCAACTGGCAGCAGACATGGTACAAGATGAAACTGATAGAATGAAAATCTTACAGTTGCAAATTAAGTAGTAAATTAAAGGGGAAACAAATGGCTGACCATTGGTATTGTGGAAACACAGGCGAACCACGCTATACAATTATTGGTAAAAACGGTAAAGAACGCAACACCAATATAAAAGACGCTAGAGAATTAGGGTTAGTACCTAGTGTCACTACAATTAATTCTATGTTGTCTAAATCGGGCCTAGATACTTGGAAACAAACCCAAGTGCTATACGCTGCTGTTGAATATCCAAGATGGGAAAACGAAGATGAAAAAGAATGGGTATCAAGAATACTTGACCTTGCAAAAGGAAAAAGCAGGGAAGCTGCACAAAGGGGTACTAATATCCACGACATTTTGGATAGTTACTTCTCTAATGTTTATTTACCTGAGTGGCCTACTTATATCGCTAGGGTTCAAACTCATCTTGACAGCACCTTTGGAAAACGCCAATGGGTGTCAGAACAGTCTTTTAAACACCCCGAAGGTTATGGTGGCAAAGTCGATTTGTACTGTAAGGCCGACAATAACCTGCCTGGCGTAATAATTGACTTCAAGACCACGGAGAAATCCCCTGGTGAACTAACACCCTACTATGAGTATACATTGCAGCTTGCAGCCTATAGAGAGGCCTTAGTGCCTGATGCAATATGCGCTAATGTGTTTATAAATGGGGAAACAAGTGAGGTTGCGGTAAAAATTCATAAGGAACAAGAACTTAAAGATGGGTATGAGGCTTTTCTGTCTTTATTGAAAGTATTTAAACTTAAAAATAAGCTAAACTAGATTACGGGGTGGTTTATGGTTTCCCCTTCCATTACTCCTTCACACGAGGCCACCCCACCTTTTTATCAAGGCGTTAAGCCACCATTGTAGGATGCAGTAAGTTAGGGTTTTTGTGGCTTTCCACCTAACGGGTAGCAACTGCCAAATACAGCCTTGTCGTATTTAGGCAACTTAGGGTAAATAAGTAGTGACAATAGGGGAATGTAGTAATAAATTGTAATGACTCACTAACGAGTAATCATTTAAAGGGGAAACTTAAATGGAATCAAATTTCTTAAAAATCGTATTAGGTATTGCTGCTGGCTTTTTATTATGTTTGCATACAATAGAACCAAAAGCACAGGCTTTATATGGCCCACAAGGTCAATATTTAGGCAACATTCAACAGTCTGGCAATACTGCCAACTACTATGGCCCACAAGGTCAATACCAAGGCAGCGCTACCACTAACAATGGTCAGACCAACTTTTACGGTGCTAACGGTGCTTACCAAGGTACTTATCAAAACCAAGTACAACCAAACTACACACCATACGCACCATACATACCACAACAACCTTTACAGCCACAAATGCCTAGGGGATATTAATGACTACTTTTACAACTGAAGATAGAATTGACGCTGAAAAGCTAACGCAAGCCAATATTATGATTACCGCTAAAGGCAATGAAATAGATGTCCATACAGAAGGTGAGGGACAGGCTTTATTTATTGCTAATTTAATTGTTTCGATGATGGACAACGAGGTCAAAAATGCTAATAAAGATAGTAAAAATTAAAGAAAACCCTGATGGTTCTGCTGATGTCAATGTGCGCTATGACAAAAAAGGTTTAGAATTTTTGGTTCAGCAAGGCTTAACAGCAACAATGGTAGAAGCTATTGTCCAATATCAAACAGGGGAGAAATACAATGTTTGCGACATTCTGGGGACTTTACCCAAAAAAAGTAGCAAAGGGGGCAGCGATAAAAGCGTGGGTAAAATTAAAACCAGAAGAACACCGAGAAGTGATTGATGCCCTTGCAAGTCATATAAAATACTGGAGGGTCAAAGGCACAGATAAGGAGTTTATTCCTTACCCAGCTTCTTGGCTTAATCAAATGCGTTGGCTTGATGAATTAGACTTTGAACCGCCTAAAAAGCCAGCATTACCTTGGTATTCATCGGAAGAATTAACACTTGCTAAAGCATTTGAACTTGGAATTACTCCCTACGCAGGAGAGTCATACGCCCAATTACGACAAAGAATTTCAACACAAATCAGCCGTCAGGCAACTGTGTAAATACCGTCAAGAAATGGGATTAACCAAGTTTCGTGCATACATTAACAAGCATCAAAAAGTGCATGAATTTTTAATAGATTTTCAAACGCAATATAGTCTTGGAAATAGGGGGGAATTTGGATGTTGGAAAAAATAATAGTAGGTGCTACTGGGTTAGGCTACCTTATAGTCTGTATAGCCCAATTTAATAAAGGTGCTACATCTAACGCTATGATTTGGGGTGGCTATGCCTTTGCCCAAGTTGGATTGTGGTTGGCCCTCAAATGAATAAAGTTTATTTTGGAGATTGTCGTGATTCCATGCGCCAAATGGCAAAAGACGGCATAAAAGTGCAAACTTGCATTACAAGCCCTCCTTATTATGGTTTGCGTGATTATGGTAATGGTGGACAAATAGGATTAGAAGAAACCCCACAAAAATTTGTTAAAAGTCTTGTTGAAGTTTTTGCTTGTGTTTGGGACATTCTTGAAGATGATGGAACTTTATGGATGAATCTTGGAGATTCTTATTCAGCAGGAGGTCGTGGCGGAGGTCAAGAAGGTGGAATACAAGCAGGTAATAAAGGTTCTGTAACAGGTGAAGTTTTTGGTGCTTGGAAAGTTGAAGGGTTTAGACCTAAAAATTTACTTGGAATACCTTGGAGAGTTGCAATCGCAATGCAAGATTTTGGTTGGAATTTGAGACAAGACATTATTTGGCACAAACCTAATCCAATGCCTGAATCAGTTACTGACAGATGCACTAAAGCGCATGAATACATATTTTTATTTAGCAAAAAACAAAAATATTATTTTAACCATGAAGCAATTAAAGAACCTGTAAAAGAAGATTGGGGAACAAGAGATAGAACAAATGGCAAATATCACAATGAAGGAACAGGTTTAAATCCACATACAGGCCTTGAAAAATCTTATGAAATGGCAAACAAAAGAAGCGTTTGGACTGTAAATACTTCTACATACAAAGGCGCACATTTTGCTACTTTTCCTGAAAAGTTAATTGAACCAATGATTTTGGCAGGCAGCCGTGTTGGTGATGTTGTTTTAGACCCATTTTTTGGAAGTGGAACAACTGGTCAAGTTTCTCAAAATTTAGGAAGAAAATGGATTGGTTGCGAACTTAATAAAAATTATGAATCTTTGCAAAATAAAAGATTAAGACAACAAGGTTTGGAATTGTTGTGAAAAATTACGACCCTAACGATGCTATTGACTTTATCTTCAAAACAGCGCCAGCGTATGCCAAAGCGAAGGGCGAACTGGCCCAGCTTGAGGCGTTTAAAAGTTCTCTTAAGGCGATTAAAATGGCACAGACAGACGAACAAAGTCTGGGCGCACAAGAACGAGAGGCTTATAGAAGCCAAGAGTATCAAGATTTGTGCAAGGCGATTGGATTGGCGACTGAATCTACAGAGGCGTATAGATGGCAATTAGAAGCTGCCAAAATGAGATTTGAGGCCTGGCGCACAGAACAAGCTAACAACCGTAGTATTGAAAGACTGACTAAATGAGTGATTATTCTGAAAATTACCTTGTAATTCAACAACTTCTAAAAAAATACCATGACGCTACATTAAAAAACAATTATGAAAAAGCTACTCAAATTGCTTGTGAAATTGCCGAAGAAACAATACAGTTAGAATTTGCTACTTATGACCAAGTAAGAAAACAATGGCTGAAATAATGAGGTCAATGCGTACCCTATTTCCCAAGATAGTAGACTATGGTGAACTCATAGGATTAATACCTAGTAATGAAAAGTTTTCTCCTAGCGATATAGACGGTATATGTGAACGCAATGGGCAATTTCTAATAATGGAATGGAAGCGCCCAAAAGATGACAGTTATGAAGGCGAAAAGATAAGCTATGGTCAGCAAAGGCTTTTACAGGCCTTAGCTGCAAAAGAAGGATTTATTGTTGTTATTGTTTACGGTCATACTGATAATGAAATGAAAATAGATAAGTTTTTTAGAGTGCAGCCACAAGGCCCTTGTATTCAATTAGGTGCTGGCACACAGATGTTCAAAAAGTTTTATCAACAATGGTATGAATTGGCTGATGGCTACAAAAAATGAAAAAAAGCGCCTCAACAAGATTGCAGAACTTGGATGTATCCTATGTTCCGAAGTCTATGGGTTTGAAGGCACTCCGTCAGAACTCCATCATGTGCGCAGGCATGGAAATGTTCGGTCTGCATCCCCTGTGCTTGCACTATGCCCAGAACACCATCGGAACGGAAATGATAGCCTTCACCGATTGGGTATCCACGGTTTTGAAACTAAACACGGAATTACCTGCGAGGCGTTATTGGAATTACAAAATAAAAGACTTGGAAAAGAGTTTTATGAAGAAAAGGGTTAAGTATGGCAGACCCAGTTAAAGTTCAAGAGGGTCAACAAACCCAATTTCAGACCAAATACGGTAGGCTTTTTTACGAAACTCCTTGTCGTGGTGTGTCCATTTATTTGTCCGATGACGGGACATATGGATTGCTTCATGCAGCAACACCTTTAACACCGTGTCCAAAGTCCCACAACGAACCTCAGAAATAGTAATGGTGTGTTCATACTTGTCATTAGATGGGTCATATAAATAAGTACCCATGTCATCACCCTTATCTACAATAAATTCAATTTCATCTGGCAAAGGCATACTACGCCAGTTACAAAATGGCTTCATACAGTAGATAGCGCTGTATAGATTTTTAAGAATAGCTGGAGTTAGCTTCATACACTATGTATTTTGCCTCTAAACTCAACTTCATCTTCACCCCAAACCCTAATCATTTCTGGTTGTAACAGCTTAGACCTTTCAAATGACAGCATTACAAAGCCTGAATTCCAATCTTTAGGAGTATCCTCAGTATAGGCAAACTGCCTTCCATTAGGGTCACAAAGAGTGCCTGTTTGTACACCCCAGCGCACACCGTTGTAATCATTAACAGGCATTACAGACAAATGATGGGTATGGCCTGTAATCATATTTACGCCTGAATTTAAAGCATTGGCCCTTCCAGCGCCAAAACCACCTTTCCAACGGTGTTTAATACAAGTATCCTCATTAACCCAAAACGACCAACATGGTAACCAAGCTGGGAAATACTCTTTTAAAGTAGTTCCTTTCATACCTTCAAATGCTGGCAAATTTTCAACAATTTTAGATTCAAGCCTAGCGTCATGGTTTCCCAAAGGAAAAAATAACTTAGCACCTTTAGCAACTGCCTCAATTTCACCAAGGTAATATTGACAGGCTTCTAATTCTTCTTTTACCGTAGGAAGCTGTGACCAATCCATGCGTGGAAAACGACTAATTGAAGCACCGTCTAAAGCATCACCATTGCACACGATGGCAGTCGGCTTGTACTCTTTAATCATTTCGAGAAGGGCTTTAAATGCTGTAGTAGTATGGTCAGGCCAAAAATGGGCATCTGAAAATACAATGACACGCCCTTTTTCTATGTCCATACCCCTGCGAGTATTGCCTACTGTTTGTTCTGTTTTCTTATAATCGTTGACTCTGCGGTCATTAAAAGTTGGTAATTCAATGCCTAATCTTTGTTCTATTGACCGTCTGCGGTTATATACTGCCCTTTCAGCCATTGCATGAACTTTGGCAAATGTAAGAGGTGAACCTATCTTGTGCCATTCTTCTATAAATTGTTCATCAGTTAGCCAATAAGCACCCATCAATAACCCCTATAATCTATAAGTAAACAAATACTAACCTAAAATATGGCATACGCTAAAAAAGTTGATAAAAATCAAGGTGATGTGGTAAAAGCACTACGAAAAATGGGGGCAGATGTGTTTCTGCTTCACATGGTAGGTGGCGGTATACCAGACCTGATGGTTGCCTACGCTGGACACACTATTCTAATCGAAGTTAAAGATGGTGAGGATAAGAAATTAACCCCACAACAATTAACCTTGTTTGCCAACTGGAAAGGCGGTCATTTAGCTAGGGTAAATTCTGTGCAAGAAGCTGAAGAACTGCTAAAATGGCTTGAAACTGACGAGGATTCCTATGAATGACAACATGGCTTTATTTGCTGCTACGCTTTTGCATAGTGCTACTAATACCCATTTCTTTCATTGGTCTACTGATAGTTTCAGCAAACATATGGCTTTGGGAACTTATTATGAAGAAATTGTGGGTTTGGTTGACGACCTGGTCGAGGCTTATATGGGATGCTATGAGAAAATCACAACTTTTCCTAGCGTCTATCATCAACCCAAAGAAGCGATAAAGTACATGACTTCATTGAAGTCTTTTGTAGATGATGCACGCAAAGATTTGCCCCAAGAAACCCAAATTCAGAACATTGTGGATGAAATTGCCCAATTAATTGACTCTACCCTTTACAAACTACGCTTTTTAAAATAGGAAGCTATATGCCATTAGACAAGTCAGGTAGCGCCCAAAGCGTTGGCAAAAACATTAAAGCTGAAATGAAAGCTGGAAAGCCTAAAAAACAGGCAGTAGCTATAGCACTCAATGTAGAACGAGATAACGCCAAAGGTAAGCGTAAAGCTACCCTTGAAGAAGCATACGGCAAGTTCCTTGGAAAGCGTGAAGCCAAATGAAGCCAGGTTTATATGCCAATATTCACGCCAAGCGTGAAAGAATAGCTAAAGGTTCGGGCGAGAAGATGCGTAAAGCTGGTAGCAAAGGTGCGCCAAGTGCTTCAGACTTTAAACAAGCCGCCAAGACAAGAAAAGAAGTCATTGCTGACAAAATGAAGGATATGTAATGGAACACATGACAAGAACCTATAAAAAAGAAGATGCTATGTTGCGCCCAGAACATGAGTCAACGCTTGAGAAACAACAGCGTATGCGTAGAGATAAGAAGAAGCCACCATTACTAGCTGTAGGCGGTAAAGGCGAAATGCTTAACCCTAAAGAGAACGCTAGAATGAAGCGTAAACAAGCATTAGCTGACGCAATGAACAAGATACACGACCCCGACATTGCTTAAATATTTGTAGTAGAATAAAACCCTTACAAATCAATTACTTGAGAATGTATGGATAAAAAACTGTCGAAGTCTGTTGAAAACAACTTAAATAGGGCTGGTCGTAAGGCTGGAGTGCCTAATAAAGCCACTACAGAAGCCCGTGAAGCGATTAAAGCGTTACTTGATAGTAACCTACCTTATATTCAATCGTGGATACAAAGCACCGCAGAAGGCATCTATGATGACCTTGCTGGTAAATGGATTGTGCAACCTAACCCTGCTAAAGCGTGTGAGATAGTACAGAACTTAGTTGAATACTCTGTACCTAAGTTAGCTAGGACTGAAGTAATAGGTGATGCTAAAGCCCCACAAAGGATGGTTATCTCTTGGAAGAAATAGAGATTGAACTAGACTACAAGCCTAGGGATGTATTTATAGATTTCCACGATAGAGAACAACGCTGGGCTGTCATTGTTGCCCATAGACGCTGTGGCAAGACTGTTAGCTGCATTAATGAACTAATTTATAAAGCCCTAGTAGAGGGTAAAGATGACGCTAGATATGCGTATATAGCACCGTACTATAGCCAAGCAAAGAATGTGGCATGGGACTACTTACTAAGATTTAGTCAGCCTGTGCTAAATAAGGCTAATCAATCAGAACTATGGGTAGAACTAATAAATGGCGCAAGGATTCGTTTGTTTGGTGCTGATAACGCTGACAGTTTGCGTGGTCTGTACCTTGATGGCGTAGTTTTAGATGAATACGCTGATATGCGCCCTAGAATATGGGGTGAGATTATTCGCCCATTGTTAGCTGACCGTAGGGGTTGGGCTGTGTTTATTGGTACACCCAAAGGCCATAATGCTTTTTGGGATGTATATAACAGCGCCACTAAAGATAAAGATTGGTATGTAAAGACACTCAGGGCAGACCAAACTGACCTGATTGGTGATGAGGAATTAGCAGACGCAAGAAAAGCTATGACTCCTGACCAATACGAACAAGAGTTTTTATGTAGCTTTGAGGCAGCTATTTTAGGTGCTTTCTATGGTCAAGAAATGAGGGCTGTTACTGATTTGGGCCACATAACCCCAATAGAATATGACCCACTATTCCCATTAGAGAGTGCCTGGGACTTAGGTTACTCAGACGACACAACCATTTGGACATTCCAAGTAGTGCATGGCGAGGTTAGATTCCTTGATTACCAGACTAGCAATGGCAATAGTATTCCCTACTACACGGGGTACATTGCACAGAAAGAATTAGAGTACAACTGCAAATATGACACTCATTGGCTACCTCATGACGCTAGGGCAAAAACACTAGCAAGTGGAGGAAAGTCAATAATTGAACAACTTTCTTTGAAAATTCCGTTAAAATCTATGAAGATTGTGCCAAATTTGTCACTTCAAGACGGAATTCAAGCAACACGCATGATGCTATTGCGTAGCTGGTTTGACCCTAAGTGCGAAGAAGGCATTGAATGTTTAAGACAGTATCAGCGTGAGTATGACGAGGATAAAAAGATTTTTAGAGATAAGCCTAGGCATGACTGGGCATCGCATGGCGCAGACGCATTTAGGATGGCAGCAGTAGCTTGGAAAGAACAGGCAAGACTTCCCCATAAAGACGACTCGATTACTGGGGTTTTTGTAGGACAAACAGATGTTTCGTTGAATGACTTATGGAAAACTAATCCAAAGCCAACAACAGGGAGAATTTGATGGCGAATGACAAGGCAACGGTAAACCGTACATACGAAGATTGGTACAATTGCATCTTAGGGTATGAAAGGTCTTACAAGAAATGGGAGTCTAGGGCTGACCGCATTGTTAAGAAATACAAAGACGATAGCCGTTATGACCGCAACCCTAATGCCAGGTTTAATATCCTTTGGTCAAATGTCCAAACAATCCAACCAGCTATCTTTGCTAGATTGCCACGCCCCGATGTAAGCCGTAGGTTTAGAGATAACGACCCTATTGGGCGTGTAGCCTCAATGATGCTAGAACGGGCATTAGAGTTTGAATTAGAACACTATGGTGACTACAAATCAGCAATGAATAACGCTGTATTAGACCGCTTATTAGGTGGTCGTGGCGTTAGTTGGGTTCGCTATGAACCACACATTGTTGGTGAAATGGGTGGCGAAGCCGATGGTGCGCCTGATGATGGCTACCAAGTAACCGAAGATACTGATGAAGCTGAAACTTCAGAAGGCATGGAGAATGAGAACCAAGAACGCATAGAGTATGAGTGCGCCCCTGTAGACTATGTGCATTGGAAAGACTTTGGACATACTGTTGCACGCACCTGGGAAGAAGTAACTTCTGTATGGCGTAAGGTTTATATGACACGCCCAGCATTGGTTGAACGCTTTGGCGAAGATTTGGGCTATCAAATCCCATTGGATACCAAGCCTGATGATTTAAAGCAGTCTTATAAGTCTAATGACGGTGTATACGAAGCTGTTATTTATGAGATTTGGGACAAAGAAACAGGTAAAGTTTATTGGTTATCTAAGTCATTGGGCAAAATTCTTGATGAACGGGATGACCCATTAGAGTTAGAAAACTTCTGGCCTTGTCCAAAGCCTTTGTACTCTACATTGACTACAGACAGCCTAGAACCAATCCCTGACTTTACTATTTACCAAGACCAAGCTAGAGAATTAGACACATTGGCAGACCGTATTGATGGCCTTATTAACGCATTGAAAGTGCGTGGTGTATATGACGCATCATCCTCTGAACTACAGCGCTTATTCTCTGAAGGCGAGAACAACACCTTAATTCCAGTACATAACTGGATGGCATTTGCCGAAAAACAAGGTATGAAAGGCGCTATTGACCTAATTGACATTACCCCATTTGCTAACGCATTGATGTCTTGTTATCAAGCAATGGAACAAGTTAAGGGTCAAATCTATGAATTAATGGGTATTGCCGATATTCAGCGTGGTCAAACAGACCCTAATGAAACATTGGGCGCACAAATCATTAAGTCAAACAACGCTGCTGGTCGCCTAAAGACTATGCAACACTCAGTTGTAGACTTCGCTACTGAAATACTGCGTATTAAAGCCCAAATTATCTGCAATCACTTTACTGACGAAACATTAGTACAGATTAGTGGTGCTATGCAGTTGTCACCGCAAGACCAACAGATGATTCCGCAAGCCATTGAACTACTACGCAATGATGCAAGTAAGAATTTCCGCATAGAAGTCACTTCTGATTCGATGATTTACCAAGATGAACAGCAAGAAAAGCAAGACAGAACCGCTTTCTTAGCTGCTATTGGTCAATTTACACAGATGGCGTTACCAGCAGCAGCGCAAGCACCTGAATTAGTGCCTATGTTGATGGAAATGCTAAAGTTTGGCGTAACAGCGTTTAAAGCTGGTAAGCAATTAGAAGGCATTATTGACGAAACTGCTGATAAATTCCGTGACCAAGCTAAACAAGCTGAAGGTCAACCCAAACCACCGTCTGTTGAAGTACAGAAGATGCAGATGCAACAACAAGCTGATATGCAGAAGCTACAAATGCAGTCACAGCTTGAACAGCAGAAGATGGCTGCCCAAATGGAGTTGGAAAAGGCTAAACAAGAGTATCAGGCGCAAGAAAACCAGCTTAAATTCCAGTTAGAAGAACAGCGTAATCAGATGCAGATGGACATGGAGATGAAAGTCGCCCAAATGAAGTCTATGACTGAGAGAAATACTCAAGTATTGTTGGCCCACATTAACAATGGTGCAAAGATAGAAGTAGCCCGTATTGGTGCTGATGAGTCTGATGGCGCACAAGCCTATATGACCGAGGAAACTATGGCACACGCTATGGAACACCCAATGCAACCTATTGCTAACGCTATTGGTCAAGGTAATGAACAAATGGCACAAGCTATTACAGCCCTTGTTGATACAATCAATGCACAGCAAAGTAGACCTAAGACTGTAGTTAGAGGTCAAGACGGCAAAATTATAGGTGTCCAATAATGGCTATAACAGTCAAGCATAGTAAGGTTTCAACAATACCTGACGATACTGACGCAAGTTTAGTTAGGCCGTCAGATTGGAACGCAGACCATACATTAGTTGGTACTGTACCTGTAGCTAACGGTGGTACAGGTGCAGCTACATTAACTGGCTATGTCAAAGGTAATGGCACTAGCACAATGACTGCTTCTGCTACTGTACCTAGCACCGATGTAACTGGACTTGGCACAATGTCCACCCAGAATAGTAATAACATAAATGTTACTGGCGGTTCAATGTCTGGCGTTACGATTAGCGACTACATTCCTACCACTCAAAAGGCTGCTGCATTAGGTGTAGCTACACTCGACTCATCTACCAAAGTACCTATTAGTCAAATACCTGACGCTGTTATTGGTGCGCTGAACTATCAAGGAACATGGAATGCAGCTACTAATACTCCTACTCTTACTTCCTCTGTTGGTACTAAGGGTTATTACTATGTGGTTAGTGTCGCTGGCAGTACTAACCTTAATGGGACTACTGATTGGTTGGTTGGCGATTGGGCGGTATACAACGGCACTATTTGGCAAAAAATAGACAATACTGATTCTGTTACCTCAGTTAACGGTCTTACAGGCGCAGTAGTGTTAACCACTACCAATGTAAACGAAGGCACAAACCTTTATTACACAGACGCTAGGGCTAGGGCATCAGTCAGCGCTGGCACAGGCATTAGCTATAACAGCACAACAGGTGTTATTACTAATGCTTCCCCATCTTTAGGTGGTGATGTAGTTGGCCCAGCAAGTGCAACAGATAATGCAGTAGCACGATTTGACAGCACTACAGGCAAATTATTACAAAACAGCGTAGTGACAGTAGGTGACACAGGCGCAGTTTCAGGCGTTACAACCTTGGCTGCCTCTACAAGCGTTACGACTCCTATTGTCCAAGCGACTAACTCTGGTGGTTTAGCCCTCAAAAACTCAGGTGGAACAACCCAAATGAGTGTGGGCGCTGGCGGTGGTGACAATATGTCTATCAATGTTTCTACCAATATTAATGGTACAAACGCCCAAATAGACATTAGCCCTACTGGTACAGGTCATGTACACATTAAACCTAGTGGCACTAATTCTGTAGAAATTGCACCTACAAGCGCTGGAACAATGAATAACATGGTTATTGGTGGCACAACACCTTTAGCTATTACAGGCACAACCATTACTGCAACTAGCTTTGTAGGTTCTGGCGCAAGTCTTACCAATGTGGTTAATTCATTAGCTGCAAGCACAGGCATTAGCGTAAGCGGTGCAACTGGCGCAGTTACAGTAACCAATACTGCACCTGACCAAACAGTAGCTATTGCAAGTGGTACAGGTATTAGTGTTACTGGTACTTACCCTAACTTTACAGTTACCAATACTAGCCCTTCAAGCGGTGGTACGGTCACTAGCGTTACAGGTACAGCGCCAGTAGTGTCAAGCGGTGGCAATACAACAGCTATTAGTATGGCTGCTGCTACAACTAGCGTAAACGGCTACTTGACAAGCACAGATTGGACTACATTTAATGGTAAACAAGCCACATTAGTAAGTGGCACAAACATTAAAACCATTAATGGAAGTAGCGTATTAGGGTCTGGAGATTTAACAGTAACAGGCACTCCTGCTGGTTCTACCACCCAAGTGCAATATAATAATGCTGGTGCTTTTGGTGCTTCTTCTAGCTTTACTTTTGCTAGTTCAACCCTTACAGCCCCAGTAGTATCAGCGTCAAATGGTCTTGTAGTTAACAGCGCAACTGTTAGTGCAAGTTTCTCAATTCCAAGCGGAAGCAACGCAATGTCTGTAGGCCCTATAACTGTGGCAAGTGGACAGACTGTTACAGTCGCTTCTGGTAATCGTTGGGTGGTTCTCTAATGAGTTCAATAGTCCTATCTGGTGACACAAGCGGTACAGTTACCGTTGCTGTACCTGCCGTAGCTGGTACTAATACAGTTACTATTGCAGCGCAAACTGGTACGCTTAATGCTGCTGGGCCAACTTTTAGTGCTTATCAAAGTACATTGCAATCCGTACCTAATGCAACTTTTACAAAAGTATTATTTCAAACAGAATTGTGGGACACAAACAATAACTTTGCCTCTAGCACATTTACTCCAACTGTAGCTGGTTATTACCAAATTAACGGTGCTGTTCAGTTTGCTGGCGTTATAGCTGGAATACAAGTATTAGCAATTTATAAAAATAATAGTGCTTTTGTAAGAGGCCCATTGTTAAGCACGGGAACTAGCTATGGTTCAGCAGTTAGTGGACTTGTTTATGCAAACGGCACAACAGATTATTTTGAGTTATTTGCCTATCAAGGTGGTGGTGTTGCATCAAATACAGACCCAACTAGCGCAACAAGTTGGTTTCAAGCAGCATTGGTAAGGGGCGCATAATGGCAAGCATAATTTCTGCAGGAACTACATCAAGTACAGCTTTAAATATGTCAGGGGACACTACTGGCAATTTAGCTTTTCAGACTAGCGCTGGTACATACACAATCACCGTGCCAAATGAAACAGGTACAATTTTAACTAATAAAACAATCGGAACTGTATTACAAGTAGTAAACGCTACAACAACTTCTACTTCTTCTACAACTAGCACCTCTTTTGTTGCATCTAATTTAGCTGTAACAATTACTCCTAAATTTTCCACAAGCAAAATATTGGTTTTATGTGGAGTTTCTCTCACTAACACAACTAATAGCGGAGTGTCAAACGCTACTATTTATAGAGGTTCTAGTACAAATTTAGCTGGTGGTACAAGTGCTTTAAGTACCTACCAAATGGTAGGTTCAACTTATGTTTGGATACCTTCATCAATTTGTGTAATTGATAGTCCCGCAACAACATCTGCCACAACATATACAGCTTATTTTTCTTCTGGCGGTAGTTCAACTGCATTTATAAATAATAGCGGTTCAGTATCAACAATAACAGTTATGGAGATAGCAGGATGAACGAGTATTTTATACAAGCTATATATGCCTTATATCCACAAGTTGTTGTTACTAGAAATAATGAAGCCTTTGATGCTAATGGCAATGCAGTTCAATATGACCCTGTTGCGGTGCAACAAGAAGCCGACAAAATGGCTTGTAAAGCAGAAGCACAAGAAATCTTATACAAGACTGATTGGACTACTATTGCTGATGTGGCAGACCCAACATACACACCTTATTTAATGAATCAAATTGAATTTAAGCAATATCGTGCAATTATTCGTGGATATGCCGTAACCCCAGTAGCCGACCCAGTTTGGCCCACTCAACCAACTGAACAATGGAGTTCATAATGACTTATTTTGCTAAATGCGTGCAAACGCCAACCGCAGGAAAACTAGAAGTAGTTGATGTAATTCGTGCAGACCAAGAGTTTGTAGACAGCTTGCCTGGCTTTTGGGTATTAACTGACTACAACACCTATGGCAATGTACATTACGCACCTAGCCCTCCTGCTGAACCTCATACACCTGACGGTGGTATACCTATTCGTGCTAACTACGCTGGTATTGGATTTACTTATGATGCTGGCAATGATGTGTTTTATGCACCAATGCCTACATCACCTGGCACATGGGTATTAAACACCTCTACATGGCTATGGGAAGATACAACCCCACCAGAGGCTTAATATGACATTTATTGTTGACGGCACAAGCGGTCTAACCTTTCCTAATAGTACAGTACAGGCTAGTGCTGGAACTGTATTGCAAGTTGTAAATATGGTGTCAACAACAACCGAAAGCACTACAAGCACAAGTTATGTAACTTCTAGTTTAACTGCTTCAATTACGCCTAAATTTTCAACAAGCAAAATTTTAATTGTTGCAAATTGTCAAGGAATGGTAAGCGCTTCTGCTGTTCAGTTTTTCTATACTTTTTATAGAAATTCAACTGATTTAGGGAATACTACTGGTTTAGTAGGTATGGGAACTTTTTACACAGCAAGCGGAGGTTTAACTCAGTTTCCGTTATGTTTTACATATTTGGATAGCCCATCAACTACATCTGCAACAACCTATTCTTTATATTACAGAGTTAATACTGGAACTGGAACTATTGCTAATAATGGATGTAAAGGAAGTTTTACATTAATAGAGGTAGCAGCGTGAACTATTTTATTCAAGCAATATACATACTTTATCCTCAAGTTGTTGTTACTCGTGGCGATGAAGCTTTTGACGCTGACGGAAACCTTGTTGAATATGACCCTGTTGCGGTGCAACAAGAAGCCGACAAATTGTCATGTGCTGACCAAGCTAAAACTATTCTTACAGCAACCGATTGGACTTCTATTGGTGATGTAGGTGACCCAGCTAAGTCAAATCCATATCTTGTAAACCAAGCTGAATTTATTGCTTATCGCAGTACGGTTAGAGGTTATGCTGTAAATCCTATAGTTGACCCTGTATGGCCTACAGAACCTACGGAACAATGGTCTAACTAATGTTTCAGACTGCTTTCCAACCAACCGCATTTCAAAACAATGCGTTTCAGATAAACATCACACCACCTACGCCTAGTGGCCCTACAGGTGGTGATGGTTGGACTAAAGAAGAATGGAAGTATTACCAAGATTTAGACAAGAAAAAGCGTAAAGCAGAAGCTAAACGCCTAGCTGCATTAAAAGCAGATAAAGAAAGCCGTAAACAAAGCATTGCTGATTTAATTGACCCACCGAAAGTTGGCAAACGCAAACAAAAAGAATTACAATCTAATCAAGCAGTTAGCGTTGATACACCGTCAAACCTAGCAAACATTGACCGATACATCGCTAATCTTGAGAAGCAACAACAAGACTTGCGAACCGCAGTAGCAATGAGAGAAGCAAAACTCCGCCTAGAACAGGAGATTGCAATACTTGAAGCCATACGGTTAGCAGAATTAGACGATGAGGAAGCATTATTAGCCCTAATACTTTAAATCCCCACCAGCAATACAAACTGGCATACGAACATTTGCACGCAGGGCGATTAGACGCTGGTTTTAGGTTATTTGAATACCGTTGGCATCCTGACATAATGGCTAATCAAGCACAGCCATATACTCAACCGTTGAAAATGCCCGTATGGAGAGGTGAAAGCCTATTAGGGAAAACCATTACTGTCATGGCTGAACAAGGCTTTGGCGACATTATTCAATATGCTAGGTTTTTGCCATTTTTAAAGGTCATGGGCGCTAGTCGTGTTGTTTTATTGCAACATGGTTCATTACATACGCTATTTGGGCAAATGGATTGCGTTGACACCTTTAGCAATATGCCAGAAGAAGGCATTGCTACTGAATCTGACTATTGGATTGGCATTATTTCTCTGCCTTACTATATCTCTTTAGCGCCCTCTTATGCCAAAGCCTTATTCCCCCTATCAACTGACAAAATAATCGGTTCTGAGGGCTATTTAGACGCTTTGCCAAGCAATATTCCTAAGAAGATAGGCATTAATTGGTCTACCTCTAAAGGTTTATTGCATTATGTCCGCACAATCCACCCAGAAAAGATGCTAGAAGTCATTGGCCCTGACGCTTATTCGTTTAATCCTGAAGAAGATAGGTTTTGGACACCCCTTCCTAATGATGGATGGAAGCAAGATTGGAATAAAACAGCAAGCCACCTTAAAGCAATGAAAGGTTTGGTAACTGTAGACACAGGCATAGCCCATCTTGCAGGTGCATTAGGCGTAAAGACTGTTTGCATCATGCCTAGAAAAGACTTTAAGTGTTGGCGATGGAAGCATGGTACTTGGTACGACTCTGTAGTTACAGTTGAAGAAGATGAATTGCACAAAATACCTGAATTAATAAGGAGAATGTAATGATTTGCCCTAAATGCGGTTATTCAGAAGGTAACCATACTCAAGCCAAAAAGTCTGACAAAGACCATTACCTTGAATTCTGGGGGTTTACCCTAGGTAGCCCAGAAGCAGAAAAGGCTTGGATAGAAAAGCAAAATATGACTGCTAGGGAAGCACCTACCATTATTTCTGATATAGAAGGCTATGTTAGCCAAGTAGATGGCACATGGATTAAGTCTAAATCTATGCACCGTGACCACCTAAAACAGCACCGAATGATTGAATTGGGCAATGATGTGCCTACTCAGCATAAACCTGTAGAAATTGACAGGAAATCACAAGAGGCACGCAAGCGCCAAATAGCAGAATTAACTTACGCAAAACTTAACTACCGATAACTTGGAGAATATATGTCTGAAGAACAACTAAACCGCAGAGATGCCCTAATGCAAGCAATGGAAGCTGCGGAGGAAGGTACACTTGAAGCACCAGCCGATAAAGAACTTGATGTTGTCCAAGACGATATTGCCGAGGAGTCCGTTGAAGCTAAAACTAGCGAGGCAGATAACGAAGAACCTACCGAGGTTTCTGAAGAACCTAAATTTGAGGCAGCGCATGAAGATGCGGAGGAAGAAACCAAGCCTGTAACACGCCCAAGCACCTGGAAGAAAGAATATGTCCAAATTTGGGACAAAATGGAAAAAGGCGAACAGATTAGTAAGGAAGATTTTACCAAGTTTGCCGAATATGCCAATCAGCGTGAGTCAGAATATAAGAAAGGCGTAAGCACTTATAAAGCTGAAGCTGACCGTGCTAGAGGCTACGAAGAAGCTATTGCACCATTTATTCCAGAACTGCAAGCGCAGAATATTAGCCCTGCTGCATGGATTAATAACCTTGGTCGGGCGCACATGGTATTGTCAAAAGCACCGTATAGCGAAAAAGTGCAAATGTTTCAAAGACTTGCACAAGATTATGGAATACAATTAGGTGAAGATGGTGTAAGCGTACCTCAAACAGACGCATACACCCAGCAATTAATGAACCAGTTAAATCAAGTAAACCAAGAGGTTTATTCGATTAAAAACAGGTTTCAGCAAGAAGAACAATCTCGATTAATGTCTGAGATTGAACGAGTAAGAAGTAATGTGGAGAAGTTTCCGCATTTTGATGTGGTTCGGGAAGAAATGGCTCAACTACTTGAGTTAGGGAAAGCCCAAGACCTAGAAACGGCCTACAAGAAAGCCGTGCGAATGAATGATGATGTATGGGCATTAGAACAGGAACGACTCCTGACAAGTGCCAAACAAGCATCAAGCAAAGCACAGCAAGTAGCGAAGGCTAAGACTGTTGCAGTCAGTCCGAAGTCCTCTACTCCTAGAGGCACGGTAGCTACAACAGATAAAAAGGATAGACGGGCATTATTGTCAGAACAATTAAGTGAGGCAATGGCCCGTAGGGTTTAACTTAACAATTTATTAAAGGAAATATCATGGCATACGCTAACTCAGCGATTACCGATATTATCGCAACGACTATTCAAAGCCGTAGCGGTGAATTGGCAGATAACTTAACAGAAAACAATGCAATCCTGCAACGCCTGAACAGCAAGGGTAATGTACGCCCATTCTCAGGTGGTAATGTGATTTTGGAAGAAATCATGTACAACGACCCAAATACTAATAACGCTAATTCTTATAGCGGTTACGAAGTATTGAACATTGCCCCAGATAGCCCTATCTCTGCTGCACAATTTAAAATTGCACAGTACGCAGATTCAGTAACAATGTCTGGTTTAGAAATGTTGCAAAACAGCAGCAAAGAAGCAATCATTGACCTTTTAGATGGTCGTATGCAAGTTTCTGAAGCACGCTTGTTAAACCGCATTTCTGGTGACTTGTACCTTGATGGTACAGGTAACGGTGGTAAGAACTTGGATGGTCTAGGCGCTGCTGTTTCAGCAACTCCTACAACTGGCACATACGGTGGTATTAATGCTGCTAACTGGACTTTCTGGCGTAACCAAATCACTACTGGCGCTACTGCTAACACAATGTTGGCTTCTATGACTACTGCTGCTATCAAGCAGATTCGTGGCACAGACAAAGCTGACCTTATCGTAGCTGGTAACACAATGTACCAATATTATGTTGGCGCATTGCAAGCTATTCAGCGTATTGCTTCTGAAGAATCTGGTGCTGCTGGATTTGCTTCATTGAAGTTCTACGGTGGTGGTACTTCTGCTGATGTGGTATTAGGTGGTGGTTATGGTTCACAAGAAACAGCTACATATATGTATTTCTTGAACACTAACTACATTTTCTTCCGTCCACATAAAGACCGCAACTTTGTACCTATCGGTGGCGAACGCCAAGCGATTAACCAAGATGCGATTGTTAAGTTGTATGGTTTTGCAGGTAACCTTACAACTTCTAACCGCTTCCTACAAGGCTTGTTGACAACCTAATAGATGGGGGGAAACCCCTTCTATTTAACTGTCTAATTTATTAAGAAAAGGAAATATCATGGCATTTACCACTCTCCCCATCGCAGGTGTAGACCTCGTTGATACACAAACCGCAGTAGAATTAGCTGCACAAGGCACTCCTGCACAGTTTGGCCCATTAGGTGTACAAACTTTTGCAAATGATGGTTTGCGTTATGTTTGGGCTATTGCTGGTGCAGCTATTACAGCTTCAACAACAACTTGTTCTATTAACGCTTCAACCTTTGTAGCTACCGCTTCTGCTGGTACTTACACTTCACCTACAACCGCAATGGCTTCTGGCGATTATGGTTGGTTTAGCAAGGCTTCAGTCTAAAAAATTGAAGAATAAGTAGTAACCTAGGGACTTCCTCACAAGGGGAGTCCCTTTTTCTTTTAATAACCCTAACCACTTAGGAGATTTAAATGGCTATCGAGTCAGATGTTAAAAACGCAGACGCAAACCTAGCAGTCACATTCTATAAACGGTCAGTAAAGCAAGATATGGCTTCTGAAGAAGCTGGCAGACCGATTTTTAAGGAATTTGATTTTATAAGAATTATGGTTCCTGGCGATAATTTAAGTGAAATTGACACTTATGCCCAAGAGTCCCATAAACAGCGTTTTCCACGCCATTGGGCGCATTACCAAAACCAAGAGGGTACAAATCAAAACTTTGAAGGTACACCGATTGAACAATGGCCTTTGGTAACCCGAAGTCAAGCAGATGAATTAAGAGGAATTAAGTTTCCTACTGTTGAAGCTGTTGCTAACTGTTCAGACCAACAATTACAGCGTATTGGCATGATTGCAGGGATGTCACCCCATTCTTTCCGTGAAAAAGCCAAGGCTTTTCTTAATTTGGCTACAGATTCAGCCGAAGTAGCACAAAGAGAAGCAGAATTGCAAGCATTAAAAGAAGAAAATGCTAAAATTAAGGCTGAAACAGATGCGAAGCTATCCAAAATGCAGGAACAAATGGAAGCCCTACTTGCTGCTGTTGCGGAAAAAACTCCAAAATCACGCAAACCGAAAGTAGTAGAGGCCTAATATGTCCCAAACGATGTTGCAACTGGTTCAGCAAGTCACAGCAGAACTTAACTTAGCAGTACCTACCTTTGTAGCTGGTAATCAGTCACAAGATGTACAGCAAATCTTGGCGTTAATGAATGGCGCTGGCTATGATTTGGTTAAGGAATACAACTGGCAAGCCCTTCAGGTGCAATATCGTTTCTACACACAGGCAATTAATACAACTGGTGCTACTGTAAATGGTTCTACCACATTGCAAATTGGCCAAGCGATTGATTTAAGTGGTGTTACTACGCAATGGCAGGTAACTGGCACAAACATTAACCAAGACACCAATGTTGTGTCAGTAAACAACACTACAAAACAAATTGTTTTAAGCCAAATGGCTTCAGGTACAGGGTCGGGAGAGATTGTTTTAGCCCAAACCGCTTATTCATTACCTGCTGATTTTGAAACCATTACAGACCGTACTCAATGGGACAAAACTAAGCATTGGGAAGCCCTTGGGCCTGAAACTGCCCAACAATGGCAATGGTTAAAGTCTGGTTATATCTCTACTGGGCCACGCATTAGATGGCGTATTTTGGACAATCAATTCCAAATATGGCCTCCTATGAATACTAATGAGTATTTAGGTTGGGAATACCGCAGTAAAGGTTGGGCAAGGGCAGCTAATGGCGCTATAAAGAATAGCTTTACTGTTGACTCTGATACAACTGTATATGATGACCGTTTAATGGTTATTTATACCAAACTTAAATACTTTCAAGTAAAGTCTTTTGACACTACTGCATTGCAACAAGATTATCAGCGCTATTTAAGCGTTGTAAAAGCTAACGACAAAGGTGCGCCAAACCTATCGTTTGCACCATACCCAAGCAAAGTGCTTATTGGTTATGCCAATATTCCTGATACTGGTTATGGAAGCTAATTATGGCGCAGCCTAAACAAAGAAGTGCTGTAACAGCCTCAGTTTCTAGCCCTATTGGTGGTTGGAACGCTAGGGATTCTATTGCTGAAATGCCACCGCTAGATGCTGTGGTATTAGACAATATGTACCCTACGCCTACTGATGTGCAATTACGACTAGGCTATACCAAGGCTAGTGTATTAACTACAACAACTGGTGTGCGTACTATTTCTAGTATTACTGTTTCTGGAATTACTGCAACCCTTACTACCGCCTTAGCGCATGGCTTGTCTACTGGTGCTACAGTTTCAATTACTGGGGCTACCCCTTCTGGGTTTAATGGCGTTTACACAATAACCGTTACAAGTGCAACTGTTTTTACTTATAAACCTATTGCTGTCCCCGCAGGTAACGCTACTGTAGTCGGTGTTTATGCAATAGGAATAACAACTCCAATTAATTCTTTAATGAATTACGCTGGTACAAGCACTCAAGACCTATTTGCTGCTGCTGGTACAACTATTTATGATGTTTCTGGCCCTGTTGCCGTAGCTTCACACACTATTTCTAATGACAAATTGCAGCACATTAACATTACAACTGCTGGTGGGCATTTTCTAGTAGCTTGTAATGGTCAAGACGCTACTACCTTTTATAACGGTACAGAATGGATTAATAACGCTTCTACCGAAACGCCACAAATAATGCAAACCATTACCCGTGTAGGCACATTGGCAACCGTTACTACTGCTTCTGCACATGGTCTTGTAACAGGCAACCAAATTGTAATAGTAGGGGTTACACCAGCAGCCTATAACGGTACATTTAAAGTTACCGTATTAAACGCTACTCAATTTACCTATGTCATGGCTTCTACGCCAGCTTCTAATGCAACCGCCAACGGTACAGCCTATGCAATAACATCTATTACCAATACTGGTACTGGCGCTTTAGTTACTACTGCTGCTGCCCATAATTTGTATACAGGCAATATTGTTGTGGTAACAGGTGCTACTCCTGCTGCATATAACGGTACTTATGCCATTACAAAGCAAAGTGCTACAACTTTTACCTATGCTTTAACTACTAACCCAGGCGGTGATGCTACCGTTGTAGGAACATATAGCGTTACCCCTGTAACAATGTCTACAATATCCAATGTTGGGACTACAGCTAATGTAACTACAGCTACAGCACATGGCTTGTTAACTGGCAATCAAATTACTGTATCTAGTTGCACTCCCGCAGATTACAACGGTACATTTATTATTACTAGGCTAAACGACACTCAGTTTAGTTATGTAATGGCTACTACCCCTGTAACAGTTGCCACAACGGTTGGTACTTATGTAATAGTTGCCCAAACAATTAGCACCAATGTGCAAACAGGCATTATTGCCAAAGTCACAACCCCTGTAAACCATGATTTAGTAACAGGTGATGTAGTCACAGTTTCAGGATGTGTCCCTGTTGCTTATAACGGCACATACAATGTGATTGTTATTAGTGCTACGCAATTTAGCTACATAATGGCTTCTGCACCTATTACAGGTGCTACCACAGTAGGTACTTACGCTACTTTTCAAGGCACATATAGCATTAATTACGCCATAACTGGTGTAAATAGTAACAAATTTGTTAGTGTCAATTTGTTTAAAAACCGCTTATATTTCACCGAAGAAAATAGCATGAGAGTCTGGTATTTACCAGTTAACTCTATTGCTGGTGTAGCAGAACCCCTTGAATTTGGTGGAATTGCACGCAACGGTGGCTTTATTCAAGCTATGGCTACTTGGACTATTGACGCTGGACAAGGCGCTGATGACTATGCTGTGTTTGTAACCAGTATGGGCGAGGTAATTGTCTATAACGGTACTGACCCTAATGATGCTGCAACATGGGCGCTTAAAGGTGTATGGCAATTAGGCTATGTATTTGCAAGACGCTGCTTTTATAAGTTTTCTGGCGATATTCTATTATTAACCCAAGACGGTTTAGTGCCTTTGGCTTCTGCATTGCAGTCTAGTCGCCTAGACCCTAGGGTTAACCTTACTGACAAGATTTACTACGCTATTTCTCAAGCTGCTACGCTATACGGTATTAACTTTGGTTGGCAAATTAACTACTATGCCAGCCAAAATATGTTAATTATTAATGTGCCATTTAACTATGGTACACAGCAATTTGTAATGAATACCATTTCTAAGGCATGGGCAAGTTTTAGCGACATTAATGCTAATTGTTGGGAATTGTCTAATGACCAAATGTACTTTGGTTCTACAGGCTTTGTAGGTAATTTTTGGAACGCCTATTCAGACAATGGTAGCAACATTAATGCAGAAGCCCAACAAGCATATAGTTACTTTGACGCTAGAGGTCAGTTAAAGCGCTTTACTATGATTCGCCCTATATTTCAAACAGATAATGGAACACCTGGCGTTTTAGTAGGCATAAATGTGGACTTTGCCACTCAAAACGATTTAGGAACTGTGTCATTTAATGCCCAAAACGCACAAATTGGTTCATGGGATAACGCTATTTGGGATGAATCCCAATGGGGTGGCACATTGTCTATTACTAAGTCATGGCAAGGCGTTACAGGTATTGGCTATTCAGGTGGTGTAGCTATGAAGATAGCTTCCCAAGGGATTGATGTACATTGGGCTTCTACAGATTATGTAATGGAAAGAGGGGGTGTTCTCTGAGGCAAGTTGTTACTGCTGACCAAGACCATATGCGTGCTTGGCTGGGTAATAAATTGGGCGAGAAATTGCCAGAGAATACCACTTGTATTGGGCAGGAAAAAGACGGTAATTTAGCAGCAGTAGTAGGGTATTGTGGCTTTCGCACAAAGTCGTGTGTTTGCCACATTGCCTCGGTAGGTAAAAATTGGATGTCCAAAGACTTCTTATGGGCAATCTTTGATTATCCCTTTAATAAACTAGGAGTTAGCGTTATACTTATCACGATTTCCTCTAATAACGAGGATTCATTAAAGTTTAGCCGACACCTTGGTTTTGTAGATAAAGCGTATATCGAAGATGCCCACGAAGATGGGGATTTGGTTATATTAGCAATGAGGCGTGAACAATGTCGTCAATTAGACATTAAAACGACTCTACAAGGAGTTTGACATGGGTGGCAACAACGGAATATTAGGCGGAATTACAAATACATTGTTTGGCAGTCCTCAGACTGTGGCAACGCCAGACTATACAAGTGCAGCGCAGCAAACAACTGCTGCTAATGCTGCCAATAATCGTATTAACCAAGTTACCCCTTATGGTAACTCTACCTATGTTCAAACTGGTACTGACCAGTATGGTAACCCTACTTATACCATGAACACAACGGCTGCACCGTTTGTACAAAATGCTATTAATGCCCAAGGCGGTCAATTAGCAGCTACATACGGTACACCGTTTCAATCACCTACATTTAACAGCGCTGGTGATATGCCAGCAATGAACTATTACGGTTCACGCTTAAACCAACAGCAATTTAACCCTGCTACACAGTTAATTGATTTGCCTAAATACAATGTAAATACGCAAATTGACCAATCTAAATTGCCTTCTTATGGTATTAACCCTGGCGAAACATACGAAGCTGCCATTATGCGTAGGCTTGACCCTGCTTTACAGCGTCAATCACAGGCTTCAGATGCCCAGTTAGCTAATCAAGGTATTGTGCCTGGTACTAGGGCTTATGAAACAGCCAAACAATTATTAGCACAACAACAAAATGATGCAAGAACTAGCGCCATTGTTGGTGGTATGGATACAGGATTACGGGCTAATCAACAAGCATTTGGTCAAGGCGCACAACAAATTGGACTAAACCTTGCTGGTCAAGAACAATCATTTAATCAGCCATTGCGTACCAATGTACAAAATATGTCAGCTAATGAACTTGCGTTTAATCAGCAATATAGAAACCAAGGACTTGGTATGCAAGCGCAAAACCAAGCGTTTACGCAAGAAATGATGAAATACATGACTCCTTTGCAAGTTGCACAAGGGTTAAAAAATCTTTCTACACCTACTTATGCGCCTACAAATACAATACCTGGCACAGACTTTTTAAGCGCAATGGGGCTTACAAATCAATCTCAACAAGCTAACGCCAACGCTACAAATGCAAGAAATAACTCAATGATAAGTGGCTTATTTAATTTGGCTAACGCTGGTTTTAAATACGGAATGAGTTAAGGATAAATATGGCTACTGATTTAACACAATTATTGGCTAATCCAGAACTTGCTGGATTTGAACGCCAGCGCAGAATGGCAGAAATGCTTGTTCAAAGAGGTCAAAAAACCCCACAAGGCCAGATGATTGGCAATATTTATGTTGGCGCTAGTCCTTGGGAATTTTTAGGAAATATGGCCCAACAATATGTTGGCGAAAAAGAACTTAAAGATATTGACAAAAAAGAACTGTCAATGGCCCAAGCATTGCGTCAAAAAGAAATTGCTGATTTAAATAGATTTGCAGAATTGCAATACGGCACTCCTGACCAAATGGTTCAACAAGCTGGGCCAATGATGGATGGTGGAAATATTGCACCGCAAATGGTACAAGGTCAAGCACCCAATCGTATGGCTGCTTATCAACTTGGTATGGAGTCAAGAAATCCATTAGTTAGGTCACAATTAGCAGAAATGCTTAAAGGGCAAAAACTAAGTGAAGGTGATGTTTTCCAACGCTACAATCCAGCAACAGGAAAAGATGAAATAGTAGGTCAAGGCCCTGCTAAATATCGTGCACCTATCCAAATTGATACAGGCACAGCTATTGAGTTGCGTGACCCATTAGACCCTACCAAGGTTATTTCTAAAATTCCTAAATCACAAATGCCTACTGCTGGTCAAATCTATGAAAGTGCTGAAGGCCCATTGTTAATTAATACAAAGGCTGGTACTGCAACACCATTAATGGGGCCTGATGGACAGCCTTTAGCTGCAAAAGCAAAACCATTGCCTGAAGCGCTTAATAAACAAGTTACTGGTTCTGTTAATTTAAGTGACGCAATTACTGATTACCAAGCAAAAATTAAAAACTTTTCAACCGTAGATTTTGCTAACCCTGATAAAAGGGCGGAAATGGGTAACGCATATAACAATATGATGTTGCAAGCTAAAGAAGCATATAACTTAGGTGTATTAAACGGCCCTGATTATGCAATTTTGCAAAAAGTTGTGCGTGACCCAACAAATCCATCTTCTTTGTTGTTTACAAATAAAGCGTTAGATAAACAAGCTGAAAACTTAAGAAACACAGCCCAAAGCATTGTTAAAAACGCATATATGTCACAAGGTCGTGAAGTTCCTGCCGATATTGCTAAAAAACTTGTTAAACCTGAAGCACCTCAAAGTGGAAAGAATTTTTCTTCAGAACAAGATGTAGAAAAAGCAATACAAAGTGGTAGTTTAAAAAAGGGTGACAGAGTAACTATCAATGGCGTAACTGGAACTATTCAATAATATGAAATTTGTACCTGACACCCAACAAGTATCACGCTTTGTTCCTGATGAAGCAGTAAGTCCTACACCTACAGCATACGCAGGGCCTACTATAGAAGAAAACCCAGTATGGACTTCTACAGGCGGTGGCGCTGCAATGGGTAGACCACGCATGGTTAACCGTACAAATGTACAAGAACAACCAAGACCATTAGAGTCAGCTTTAGCTGGTGCAACTAAATCTTTTATTGACCCATTGGTTGCTGGCGCACAATTAGTTACTGGTGGCAACCTCGGAACAAGTCAATTAGCACAAAATTTAGATAAACAGGCTGATGTTTATTATGAAGCAAACCCAATATCTTATGGTGTTGGTCGTGTAGGTGGTGCTTTAGCCCCTGCTGCTGCAATTACTAAAGGTGCTGGCATGATTCCTAGTTTTGCCCGTGCCAATCCAATTATGCAAGGCGCTGCTTTAGGTGCTACTTCAGGATTAACAACTCCTATAAATACAGGCGCAACTGGCGCAAAAATGTACCAAGATGTTGGTCAAAATGTTGCAGTTGGCACAACTTTAGGTGGTGTTATTCCTGGTATTGGACAACTACCATCTATGTTGCGTGGTAAAGCGCCTAGCCCACAACTTGTTGAATCTATTACAAAAGCAAGAGATTTAGGTTATGTAATACCACCAACTCAAGCAAATCCAAGTGTATTAAATAGACTGATGGAAGGCGTTGCTGGAAAAATTAGTACAGCACAAAACGCTAGTGCTAGAAACCAAGAAATAACTAATAAATTAGCTGCTAAATCATTAGGTTTGGCTGAAGATACTGTTATTACCCCACAAGTTCTTGCAGATTTGCGAACAACGGCTGGTGATGCTTATAAAAATTTAGGATTTGCAGGTCAAATAATTACTGATAAATCTTATGCCCAAGCGTTAGATGACATTGCAAAGCCATTTGTAGTTGCTGCAAAAGGTTTTCCTGATGCACCGCCAAGCCCAGTTTTAAATTTAGTTCAATCTTTAAAATCACCTAGTTTTGATGCAACTGCTGGTATTGAAAAAGTTAAACAATTAAGAACTGCTGCTGATGACGCATTTAGAAGTGGCAATACAGATATTGGCAGGGCTTCTAAAAAAGCTGCTGAAGCCATTGAAAATGCTTTGGAAAATCATTTGTCTAAAACAGGTCAAGGTGATTTATTAGATAAGTTTAAAGAAGCTAGACAATTAATAGCAAAAACTTATACCATTGAAAAAGCTGCTAACACTACTACTGGAACTATTGACGCTAAAAA